CCGGGGTGAGCAAGGAACGACGCACGGCAGAGCCGACTGATGAGGTCGGCCGTGGCCAGCCGAAAGGCTGGCCTTGGGGGGGCCCCCGTGGGTGCGCTGAAAGGCACTGCACGGGGGCGCCCCCCCGGAGGGGGGGGCACGCGCTAGTCGCATGTCCCCTCCTCCCTGCGGCGGGTGTGACACGTCCAAAGGTCACATCCGCCCCCCCGCCTAAGAAGCGGGGTCGCGCGCCGTCTGAGCACTAGACGTGCTCAGTCGGCAATTGGAAATAGCTCCGGACACGGCGTTGTGTCCCCAGTGAGCTGTGGTGGTGAGATAGACACCAGTGTGAACGGGCCCAGGATGATGGGCGCACGTGTGCGGTTGCTGAGCGCCAGCAGCCGAACGAAGGCGGTATTGCCTCGACGTCCGACAATATGGCGGTCGTGCGCTCGCACGGTCACTGGTCCGTGGCTCCTGACGGTGACCCCCTTGGCGGGGAACCAGCCTGCACGACGTGGCACCCACGACTTGATGTCGTCGGGGGTCATCATGCGGCTGGTTGAGCGGGCGGCTTTCTGCAGGAAGCGGATGCTCCTCTGCAGCCACACGGCTCGTTCGTCTGGCAACGGCGCGGGCGTTTCCGGGTCTCGCGGAGCGGCACACGCAGGGAGTCGTTGCTCGACCTGCGGGTTTGTTGCGTCCGGCCCGGGCGTGGCGCGGTCTGCGGGGCTTGGCTGCGCTGCTTTGAGCGTGCACGCCTCATATCCTGCCCCCCCAATGGAGTCGACCGTCCCGGCGGGTGCCAGCTTGTGCCAGGGTGGCAAAAGCCGGCTGCCGAGGCCATTGGCAGCAGAGTAACCCACGGGGTGAGACCAGCAAGAAAGCTGGCACACCTGCTCTATGGGTGAGAAGTCGATCTCGACCTCTCGGCTGTCAGCGGCCCAACGCCACTCGATCAGACCTTGCTCGCGGAGCAGGTTGACCACCTTGGTGGCATCGGCATGTACGGTCGTCGAGGCGCCCGGCTGGTCCCACACCAGCTTGGCGCGCCGAGCAGTCTCGGCATCTGTGTTGTCGCGCATCCAGGCAGCCGCCCTCTGTTGGCCCTCGTTCATGGTCACCTCGCGCGTGGCTGGCAGGCCGAAGCCTCCCAGCTCGCGCGGGACGAACCAATTCATTAGCCCGGCCGGTAGTCGTCTGAGGTACTCGCCCCAGTGCTCGGTGAAGAGCGACATGAGTCGGTCCTTCTCAGCAGTGTCAAAGGAGGACAGGAACGTCTTCGCCCAGCCGGGGGCGGACAGACAGAACTCTGCGAATGACACCGGGCGCGGTGGCGCCAGGACAGCAAGCGACGCGTTCGGTAGGCAGCGAAAGTAGCCACCCATGAGCGTCTTCTTGACCGGTCGGAGCTCGTCCTGAGCGGGCCCAAACTGGGACCACTCGGACTTGCGAGAGTAGGGCAGGGTGACCTGGAAGCAGAAAGTGTCGTCGACCACCAGCATCTTGCTGTTGATCTGGACGAACTGGCTGCTAACAAAGTTCTTGCCCACAGAGGGGGTGAGGCCACCCTGCGCAGTCCGCCGCCGCCAGTTGGCGATGGCTGGAGGCAGGGCCTCAAAGGCAATGTCGTCACCATTGATGGTGATCCCCGACGTGCCTGCGGGCCTCGTACGCTGGCCTTCACACTCCTCCAGTGCGGCGGCAGTCAGCGCCCAGTTGGCGATGCACAGAACCGGAAACGAAGCGGGCGAGCCCATGAGCTGGCCCCACTGCTGGTCCTTAGTTGTTGGCCCCTGAGGGCTGGGCACCTCCGCCACGTGACCGACGAGCGCGTCCCGAAACAGCTCATGCTGCCGGCGCGAAACCCCTGCCGCCTGGCAGAGCTCCCACACCACAATCCGTGACACAAGGGGGTCAAGATTGTCGGTCGCGCCCTTGTAGTCACCAGACACCATAAGTGTCCGCTCGCGCGGCCGGTGACTCCAGGAGGAGTGCAGCAGCCGGTGAAGGGCAAAGTTGCTGGACATGACGTCCTCGATAGTACGATCAGGCGACTCGCGCGTCAGGCGGAACTCGGGCAGCGACTGCAGGGCCGTGTGCACCATCTTCTGAAGCACTTGGCTGAGCCAGTAATCTACCGCGGGCCCCTTGGAGATCAGCCGAACTTTAAAAGGTTCCGGCAGAGCTACAGGGCTGACGGCAAGCAATCCATGCGGGGACCACATCAAGTAGTCTACTGCGCACGGCATCGATCCGAAGAGGGTAAACTTCCCGCCCTCCGTGTCGAAGTCGAAGTACGGGTCGGTGGTCCACCCGAAGTCGTCGACTCGCTTGCCCTGTTCGTGGGCGTGTTGTACGAGGTTGGCTCGCTCGAGCGGGCACTCAAATGTGCCCCGCACAGCATCTAGCCAGGCGCCAAAGGCGCCACCGTCCTTGGTCCCCATCTCGATGCGGGCTGCGGTTGACAGCGTCGGAACGCGCACCACCACGTCGTTGAGCTTGCGGCGCATGGCCTTGGAGGCCTCGCGCACCTTCTCGCGGAACTTCTCGAGGAAAGGGTCGCCGAGCAGCGCGGACTCGCGCGGCTCGAACAACGCCTTGTACCAAGAGCGCACCGCCTCCTGTTGCACCACTAGCGGGATCACAGGCTGACGCTTCTTAAGGCCAGTAATGGCGTTAAGGAGTGTGAGCCGGTGCTCGAAGTTGGGGTGCGAACGACGCACGCGACGAACCCTCGTCTCGTACCACGCGTACGCGCGGCCACGGAGGAAGTGGGTGTCGCCCTTGTCGACGAAGGCGGGGCATGGGGGTAGCTCGGGAGCCCCGGGGGACTCATCCAGGTGCCTCGCCTGGACCAGCGCCGTCAGGTACTTCATGCGTGTCTCATACCGGTCGCAGCAGAAGTCCACGAAGTACGTGGACATGTTGCGACTGAGCCACGGCACGTCATCCCCGTCGACGTTGTAACCGAGTGTCTGCAGCCATAGCAGCATCGAAACGCCAGCCTCCAGGTTGTTGGAAAGCCAGGCTATCATCATCTCATCCACCATGCGCGCAACCTCCAGGCGGGCTGCACGTGGCGCTCCCCGCTTGCCATCGATGGCTTGTGCCAAGGCAAGTTGGAAGAGCCGAGGCGGGGCTTCTGCCCCACGTACGTGCTCCTGAAAGCTGCGCGCGATGCCAGCTAGCAGTGTTTGACCGAAGACGGGCTGTCCCACGGTAACAACTCCAGGTGTAACTTCGGGTATGGTTGGTGGCTGGACCGCTGCCCACCAAACGCCCATCGTCACACTGTAGTCCTTCCGTGTCGTTAAGACTTCACGAGTCTGCACGTTCAGGTCGTCCACCACTTGACGGTATACCATCTCCCAGCAGTTCTGCATCGACCCAAGCACTCTTGCGAGGTACTCGGCCGGCACAGCCGCCAAGAGGGCGCCGCCGGCGAGGCCGCGCGTCCGCGAACCCTGCTCGCCCCAGAGGGGACTAGCCAGAGCCTGCTTCAGCACGGCCGTAGCGCGCTTTGTCGTCGGTTCACATCCGATTGGCACCCAGCGTGCCGCCGCAGCCGACGGGCTACGGACTTCGAGGTTCTTGGGTCCTGGGGGCTTCGCCGACGGCTCCTTGCCAACGTCCCCGCTCCGATTGCAGGCTACCGAAACTGCAATTCCTCTTCCCTGCCGTTGCGGGGGGTTCAATGGGCCCCCCGTGGGCTGCTGGCCGCGACCGCGGTTACTGCCGCCAGCTGGTGTGGTAGTTTTGTTGGGACCCCGATGGTCTCAACCTGCGGGCCGGGCAAGCCAACAAGTCATAGTTAACTAGATCCGACATTTCTGTCTTCACTCATGTCCTGCGTTACAGTTTCCAAAATGAAAAGTGCACAGCTCCCAGACACTACACGCCGCGATGCTAACCTCGCGGTGGATACATACCCGACGGCCCGGCGGGCGGAGCGCGCTGTTCGACGCGTGGTCTCCGCCCACCGAGCCGCCGGAAGGGTGATCTCACAGTTTCCCGTTCATAGATCTCCCCCCCTCAGTTGCCGGGGAATTACTTGCTACGTACTCATAGCCTGGGTTTTTCCAGTAGATTAGGGGTTAGGTAGGCTGCTTCCCCCCGGGAGTCTTATCTCCCGTCAGACGTCGATGACGTCAAGCCTTGGGCCCCGCTGGTCAGGCGGCACCACTTGTATATCAATCGCTGAGCCACCCTCAG